AATATTTGACAATGATACTGCAGATAACTTAATTCTTGATGCACATGGTTTAAGTGGTTTTGCAAATGGAGCAAAATTAGATTTATCTAGAGCATGGTGGGGATTAACACAAGGAACTGCCGCAGCCAATACAGGTGATTGTATCATTAAATTTATTGGAGCATCTGCTAATGTAGTTGCATTACAACTTGCTGGAACAGGACACTATGATGGTTCTGCAGGTTTGATTTTAGGAAGTGCTACAAATACAACAGCAACATCCTCTGATATAAATGCACAAACAAGAGGAACATCTGGTTTCGTTATATTAGAATTTAAAAAGGATGCTAACTACACAACATAGAGAGAATTATGAATAAAGTAAAACTAATATCTGAATCTATTATACAAGATGTAGAGTATATTACAGAGGAAAAAGAAAACGGCAAAAAGAATTACAAGATTAAAGGTGTCTTTATGCAGGCTGATATTAAGAATAAAAATGGTCGTGTATATCCAATGGAAATACTTCAAAAAGAAGTGAATAGATATAATAAAGAATTCATTGATGAGAAAAGAGCTTATGGTGAATTAGGGCATCCAGAAGGCCCAACAATAAATTTAGAAAGAGCTTCTCACATGATAACTGCTCTTTACCCAGATGGTAAAAACTTTGTAGGTGAAGCTAAAATCTTATCTACACCTATGGGTGAAATCGTTAAGACCCTTATGGATGAGGGTGCTAAACTTGGTGTTTCTTCAAGAGGAATGGGAAGTTTAGAAGAAAAGGATGGTAAAAGTTATGTGAGAAATGATTTCTATTTGGCAACAGCTGCTGACATAGTTTCCGACCCATCTGCTCCTAGTGCTTTCGTAGAAGGCATCATGGAAGGCAGAGAGTGGGTATGGAATCATGGAGCACTTATACAGTCTGAATTGATAGAGGCGAAAGAAAGAATCAATACTAGAATTCGGAAAAAACAAGCATTAGAAGAATCTTTGGAGTTCGCAAAATTCCTTAAATTACTATAATGTATAAATAATGACTAATATATGAGAATATATTTAATTAATTAATTAAACAATAGATTCAACTAGGAGATATCCGATGACAAATGAAATCGAAAAGACTATTGAAGAATTAGAACAAGAAGTCATATCTGAGTTAGAAGAGGCGGCGGATGCTCCTAAAAAAGGTGCTGCCCCATCTGAACCTCAGTTAAAAGCTTCTGATGCTTCAAGTGTCACACCTGGCGGTGAGGTTCAAGATATGGGCCCTGCTGTTACATCACCTACTGATAAGTCTGGACCTGGAACTTCTGCTGGTAAAAAAGCGAAAGAAGCTTCTGGAGATGCTGCTCAGAAAAGTGAGGGTAAACCTGATTCAGTCGACACACCTAATGATGGCGCAAAGAAAGTTGCTAAACCATTAGCTGCTGGCGATTCAGTCGAAGTAAAAGATGACCAAGAAGTTATTTCTGAAAAAGAAGTTGCTGAAGTAGAAACTATGACTAAAGAAACTATGCTTAAAGCTATGAAAGACATGGCTAAAGACATGGAAGAAGCAGACATGGAAGAAATTAAAGCTACTTATAATAAAATGAAAGAAATGACAGGCAAAGGTGACCCAAGAGGTAACATGAATGCCCAGTCTGAAGAAGATAAAGAAAAAGAAGCATTAAAAAAAGAAGCTGTAGAACAAAGAATTAAATCTATAGATGTACAAGAACATGTTGAAGCTCTTATGAGTGGAGAAGGTGACTTGTCAGATGAATTCAAAAAGAAAGCTGCAACTGTATTTGAAAGTGCTGTAAAATCAAAAGTTCGTGATGAAGTCACAAGACTTCAAGAAAACTATGACAACGAAATAGAACAAGGTATTAAATCTAACAAATCTGAACTTACAGAAAAAGTAGATACATACATGAACTATGTTGTAGAAGAATGGATGAAAGAAAATGAATTAGCAGTAGAAAGAGGTCTGAAAGGAGAAATCGCTGAAGACTTTATTGCTGGTTTGAAACAGTTGTTTGAAGACCATTATGTTGACATTCCTGATGACAAGTATGATGTACTACAAGCACAATCAGACAAAATTGCTGAGTTAGAAGAAAAAGTCAATAAGACTTTAGATGAATCAATAGAATTTAAAAAGTCTAATGATGACCTAACTCGTAATAAAGTTATATCAGAAATGGTTTCTGATTTAGCTGACACAGAAATTGAAAAGTTCAAAGGTCTTACTGAAGATGTTGACTTCGGAAACGAAGAAGACTTTAAAGGTAAACTTGAAACTTTAAAAGAAAGTTATTTCCCTAAAACAATTAAGGAAACAACTGAAAATATAGATAATGTAGAAACTGGCCCTGCACAGGACATTGATGTCACAGATTCCATGGCTGCTTATTCAAAAGCAATCGGAACTGCCGTCAAGGGTGCAAGTAAGTAAATATATAAATAGTAGAAAATAAAAGGAGAAAACACAAATGTTTCAAACAGAAAATCTACAAGAGAAGTGGTCGCCAGTCCTTGCACATCCTGATTTACCAAAAATCGAGGATTCGTATAAAAGGGCAGTAACTACTGTAATTCTTGAAAACCAAGAAAAAGCTATCAGAGAAGATAGAAATTTCTTGAGAGAAGCAGCTCCAACAAACAGCACAGGTGCTGATGTTGAGAACTGGGACCCAATATTAATATCTTTAGTTAGACGCTCAATGCCTAACTTAATTGCATATGATATTTGTGGTGTACAACCAATGACTGGTCCAACTGGACTAATCTTTGCAATGAGAGCAAGATTTGCTTCACAAGATGGTGCTGAAGCACTTGGTGATGAAGCTGATTCTGCATTCAGTGCTGATGACGCTGCTGGAGATTTAACATCTGCTGCAATGACAGGTACAAACCCATCTGCATTAAACGACAGCCCATCTGCTGGTCAATACACATCACCAACTGGTATGACATTGGCACAAGGTGAAGCTTTAGGAGATGCAACTGCAAACGCTTTTGCTGAAATGGCTTTCAGTATAGAAAAAACAACAGTAACCGCTGTTACTCGTGCTTTAAAAGCTGAGTACACAATGGAACTTGCGCAAGACTTAAAAGCAATTCATGGTCTAGATGCAGAAACAGAACTAGCAAATATTTTGTCTGGTGAAATTCTTGCTGAGATAAATCGTGAAGTAGTTAGAAGCATTTATGTTTCTGCTGTTAAAGGTGCTCAAGTAAACACAACAACTGCTGGAATCTTTGATTTAGATACAGATTCTAATGGTAGATGGAGTGTTGAGAAGTTCAAAGGTTTAATGTTCGCTCTGGAAAGAGATGCTAACGCTGTTGGACAACAAACTCGTAGAGGAAAAGGTAATATAATCATCTGTTCTGCTGATGTTGCATCTGCACTTCAAATGGCTGGAGTATTAGATTATACACCTGCTCTAAATAACAATCTAAATGTTGATGACACATCTGCTACATTCGCTGGTGTTATGAACGGCAGATTCAAAGTATATGTCGACCCATATGCTGCGAATGTCGCTGCTGCTCAATACTATGTTGTAGGTTATAAAGGTACTTCACCTTATGACGCTGGTGTCTTCTACTGCCCATATGTACCACTACAAATGGTTCGTGCAGTTGGTGAGAACACTTTCCAACCTAAGATTGGTTTTAAAACTCGTTATGGTATTGCTGCTAACCCATTCCACACTGGAGTGATTAGTGCTGGTACTGCAGAAAGTACAAGTATTACTGCAAATACTAACAAGTACTATCGTAGAGTTAAAGTTACAAACTTAATGTAAGATTGTTGCTTACTACAAATGAATTGGGGTTCTTCGGAACCCCTTTTTATTGCCTAAAATAAATGGACAAACCCTTGACAAACCATGTTTGAATGTGTTACTGTACCATCATGAAGTTATATTTTATAAGGATTTCATTAGTATATTAACAAATTCTAATCTAGACAAAAGATGAACAGAAGTTAATTACTAGGTTTTTTTTCTTTATAAATATAACCAGATATATGTTGGAACTTTAGCATCCCTCATTTTCATTCCAAATTGAAAATGTTTCTTATGCTATCTATATTCTAACATATGGATTAAGTCATTCACAAGGCTGTGAGTGATACAACTATTTCGTAGGAGAAAATCGAAATGGGAAATTTACTATTAAATATTAGATATCTGTTAGCACCTGTGTTAATCATAGTTGCTGGAGCAGGTGTCTTAATTGGTGGGATAATGGCATGGCTAGGAGTAGTTTTACTATTCGTTGGTTTAATTGTCGATATCGCTACTAAATTCGAAACTACAGGTGTAGGATATGATGAAAATGGAGATAGTTTGGGTTGGGCAAGTTTCCAAAACTTAACTATGTACTTCATGTTACCAATCTTTGTACTGTTTCAACTAGTCATGGCGTGGAGAGTATCTACATACATGTCACTAGGTGGAATGGAAGGCGAAGTCGTAATGTCAATCATACCTGGCATCTTAGCAATGCACGAAGGCATAACAGGTCTTAACTTAATCGGTGCAAC